TGAAAAGTTAAAATGTGAGAAATTTAATCTATCAACAAATTTAACTGCTTCACCTTTCTCTGTGTTAATTGCTACATAACCTTCTGGTTCAGTAACTTTAAAACCATCTTTAGTAAGAACAAATGCCTTTTGATTATTTATTAAGTTGAGCTTGTCAATAGCCATCATCTTAGCTTTTGTAATTTCATCTACGTACATAAATGATTTCACTAAAGTAAGTCTATTTTTGTTAAGATCATCAATAAGCTGTCTAAGGGCTGCTCTTTTTGTGTTAATAGCTGCTTCTGATTTAACCTTTGATATAACTTTGTCTTCCCAATAAGTTTTAAGATATTCAATATAATCTTTAGCAGCTGTTCTAGGATTAGGAAGTTGTCCTGCTCTAATTCTACTATTAATAAAAGTTTTAACATTAGCACCTGCAGCAGAAGAAGGAATTGAGTCCATAATTTTAACTATTTTATCAAAACCACCAATTAGTCTTTCTGCTTTATTGATATGAACATTAAAAGCTCTAAGTTCTGCTTCTGTAAAACCTATATCAGACCCTTTGAAATACGCGTCATCCATGAATACATTTCTTGTCGTCTTGAGTTTAGATATATCAACGCCAAAAGAAGCAGAGTAATTAGCCAAAGAACCGCGGCCGCTGTAGGAAGTATGCCAAATGATACCCATGTTAGCGTTTCTAATGAGCTTAGCAATATCAGAGTTAGCAGGCCAAGCGTATACAATTGTATTAGGATGGACTGTAAGATATCTGATTCCATCAATTGTTTCATATTTTTGATCTCCTGAAGTGAATAACATATCTCCTTGAAGAACAGTGTCTTTAGGAATACCTACATTAGGCAACTCTCTTAGAGCTACTTGAAGTTTTTGTGCTTTGCCACCTGACTCGTTATCACTAATATCTTTAGCTGTTTTATAAATTTTAGGATTCTTAGCAAATACTGATTTTGTTCCTACAAAAAATTGGCTATCTTCCGGATCATAACCAGCAAACAAAGCAGGAGCTCCGTCCCATTTTACCGTGAGATCAGCATGATTAGTACCAACTTTAAGAGAAAAATCTTTAAGAAATTCTACAGCTGCACGAGCACCTACATCTCCTCTCTCATAAAGATCTTCATCTGCATGAGTAAGATGTAGGTTTTGCTTAGAGTCAGCAGCTTCGTATAATTTAATACTAGTTAATATCATTAAAGTATTTAATCATTCTTTTTTAGCATTCTAAAGTTGATAACATCCCAGTTAAGAATATTAAGATGGTTAATAATATACTTCTCTATATTATCTCCATAGTTAAACATATATGCATGTTCCCAACAATCAATAATCATAGCAACGTTGTCTACAATTCTGTTATTTGGAATAAGATTAATGTAACCACTAGTATTCATAAACACCCAACCATTGCCTTGAATATTTTTAGCTTTTTCAGTTAATGTTTGTACAAATCTTTCCATAGAACCGTATCTTAATTCCATCATAGAAAGAGCTTTACCAGTAGGCTGATTATTCAATCTAAACTCTCTAATATTCTCAAAATACAAACCATGTAGATATGAACCAGCTTTATCAAAAGCAAAGTCACCTTCACCTTTATTGTACCTGTCTACATGTTTCTTATAAATGTAATTATAATGAAGATCAAAAGCATGTTCATTAATAACAGGCTTTAGTTTAGCTATATCATAAGATACTAATGTTTGTTCAAGCATCTTCATTAATTAAATCTTTCGCTTTTTTAATAAGATCTTTTGCTTCTACATAAAGTTCTTTTGCTCTAGATTTCTTAGATTCTGCTAATTGAATATACTCTTCAGCAATCTCTTCAGGGGTTTTACTTTTTGGAGGTTCAGGAGAATCAATAATATTTAAAACAGGAAAAGCTTGTCTAACAACTTCTGAAGAGATATCATATTCCTTTTGAATAGTTTTGTCTTTTGCTTTACAAATTACATCTGCTTCATTTGCGTCAACAGCTTCTAACATTTCAATAAATGAACGCTCTATTTGAAGAGGTCTCATTTTAATTGATTGTGCTGATCTGACAATAACTGGAAAAATTCTGATATATTCCCATAAAGAGGCGTGATTAGGACCGTCTGGGTTATCATTTCTATTAAAAGGAGGTGTTCCTTCTGGAAGCATAGGAACAATAGAGCTACAATAACTCATCTTCAAAATTCTATGAAGAGGAGTATGATCGTAATATTTTTCTTGGAGAGTTTTAACCTTTAATTCATCGCTTTTAAGATTGCTAATTTCTTCTAGTATTTCAAATACCTGCATATCCCGTGGTTTGATATTCTTCATAATTTAATCCTTTTCTTACACTTTTCATAATATTATCTGCATCTCTTTGCAGATTTCTAGGCAAACCTTGTTTAAAGCTTGCTGTATCACCATCCGCTGCGATGGCTCTCATTTTAGAAGCTGACATACCTGAAACATCATCAGCATCTGGGTCACGCTCACCAGCTGATACTACATCAATAGTATCAAACGAATATTCTTTACCATTATACTTGTTGATAAGTTCTCTAAAATCTGAAACTCTATCAGAACCTACAACCAAAACAACCTCATCATATTTTTTCTCTAACTCTTGTAACACTTTAATTATAGTGTTAGCTCTAGACATTTTTACAATATTTCCAAAAGCTTTCTTTGCTAATTTTATTTTTTCTTTATATTCTAAAGGATCTTTTGGAATTTTGTGAGTATGAGACAGATAAATGAGAGGGTCACCTTTATGAGCTCTAGCGACCGCTCTCACCTTATTAACCAGTTTTTCATGTCCTATTGTAGGAGGATTCATCCTCCCGAACGTAAAAACTGCTTTAGACATATTATGTTAGGTCTGATGTTGCAATATGGTTATTACTATCAGCCAAAGCAGCGATTTCTACACTTGTTAACAAATCTTGAGTAGAGAAATCTACAGTAGAAGCTGCTTCAATTGAGTTTTGAGTAGAAGCTCTACCAAGTGGAAGTGCATCTAAAATTTCATGTGTATTAGTGCCATCTGTACCAGTTACACCAAACCCTGCTGCAGAAGCTTGAACAGCTGCACCAAAAGCTACACCTTTACCATCAATAGCTGTCTGGTCATTAGTACCAGAAGCGTCAGGAATTACATAAGTCATAAGGATCTCCTTTAAATTGTTATAACAATATTATTTATTACAATTTAACTTCAAAATCTTGAAGAGACTCCATAAGCAATTTCATTTGATTTTTAGTAAACAATGTCATTAAACGATTAATAGAACCTTTTGCAGGCTTATTAAAAGCTTCTAGAATCTCTTGTTTAAGATAATCAGGACATCTGCTCAGATCAATCATATCTCTATTACGTATAATACGACGAGCAATTGTTGTACCTAATGCTTCAGGATCTTGCATAAGCATATCCATTTTAGCTTTGCGAAGAGGTGTTTGTCTGGCATTTTCTTCTACTAGTACATCATCGTCTGACATTACATTAGGAATACCATCACCCATATCACCTTTAAGTATTTTAATTTCTAAATCAGTAATAGGATCAATATCAGGTTCTATCCATTTCTTCTGAATGTTAGAAAACTGTTTAATGTTAGGATATTTCTGTAGCTGTACAAAATCTTTATCTGGTGATACGATAACAGTAGGAGTAGGGTTCATATTAGCTTCTACAATAGTAGCAATAACATCATCTGCCTCACATCCTTCAATACGAACACAACGATAAGGAGAGTATGTTTCTATTTCTTCTCGTACGTTGTTCATCATAGTAAAGATAGCATTCCAATCATGCTTAGACTCTTTACGTTGTTTTTTGCGATTAGCCTTATACTGAGGAAAAGTCTTCTTACGCCATACATTAGTATGATCCATAGCAATAACCATCTCACCAAATTCATTACGAAACTTTTCGTTATACTGACGAATAATATTAAAAATCTGATGGCGAACTAATCCTGGTTCGTCCATAAAATCATCTACTCTAACCATAATAGACGACATCGCAATTGATGAGTAATCAAGTAATATCAACGTAAGCTCCTATCCTACCGTTAACGTCAGGGCATTTTACATACCGATACCCGTCTGGAGGATCGATATGATCACCTTCCCAAACGGGTATAAAGACATTATTATTATAAGAGAAATCTGGATTTTTTCTGATATGAATTTCGATTAGTTTGTTACCAATAAATTCACAATTAATATTAGGTTTATCTCTAAAATTTATTAGAATATGAGGTAAAGGAAAGTCTTTTTTGACTGTTGTCCATTTTTTCCATTTAGTAATATCATCACCATGTATTCCTTGAGTAACTCTTACTAACTTACCATATTCATAATCTACAGAATAATGATTACCTCTAAAAACTTGACACCAGAAATGACCTGTTGGAAGATCGTCTGTTGAATCTTGTAACCACATAAGCTTTGTACCCAAACCTAACCCTAGAAAGTTTATAGCTGGACGAACAATATAATTATCTGGTTTAGGAACGTTTACACCTACGGGACCACATCTATAACCCATCATTCTAGATATTTGTAGTTTATTGTATACCCACAACTCGTCTGCAGACAGATCATAATATTCATTATCAAAATCTTTTTGATTCATCATTCCCAATTGATATCCATGATAGGCTTTGTATCTGTAGAAGTGTTTATCATAGCATCGTTTTGAGCTTCAATAGATGAAGGTTGATTAGGAAGATCAGTAACTCTCATTTTAGCATAGTCAACATTTAATAACCAATTACGTCTGTCAGAAGGATCACCGTATCTATTTTTTAACTGAGTGAATCTTATTAGACCTTCGTCTCTTAGTTTATCGTTTGTAGTCATAGCAAAGAAATAGTCAGCAGTCATAGGAAGTCCAAACGATTCTGATACAGAAGTAATTTCTACATCAGCATCGCTAAAACCTTGACGGTTAGTCTGAGTAGCTGTAAGTACAGGAACATCAAACTCCATAGCCAAAGCTCTTAATTCTTCTGCAGTAGATTTAATCTGTTCATATGAGTTAGCTTGTTTACTTGCACTCATAGATTGACAAATATTAAGATAGTCAATACAAACTAAATCAGGTACAAAATCTTTCTTTTGTTTCAACTCTTTTAGTAGAGCTCTAAAGTGTCCTGCATGAGCAGATTTAGTAGGATACTCTTTGACAACTAGCTGACCTTTTGTTTTCATTTTAAGATTATCAAACCTTTTCATAAAAGATTCTTTAGCAATTACTTCTAACTCTTCGTTATTAAGGTTCAACAAATTCTGGTCAATACGTTGAGCAATCTTCTCTTCAGCCATCTCCATAGTTACATATAAAACGTTATGTCCTGACTCTACTAGATTTGCAGTCATAGCACACATAAAGAGAGATTTACCCACACCAGTACCTGCCATAATTACACCTAGAGTTTTCGAAGGAAAACCACCTCTAAGAATATAATCCATATGCTCTAGACCAGAAGGTATCTTTAGCTCTTTACGGTTATAGAACTCCCAACGTTCATCTGCTTCGTCGATATAATCATGACCTACAGATTTATCAAACGATGTAGAGATAGCTTGAGTTAAAAGTTCGGGCAAAGCTGACATAGGAGTCTTTTTATCTTCACCACCTATTACATTTACAGCTTGATAAACAGCATTAACAATAGCTCTTTCTTGACACCATTGTTCTGTCTTATTAACTAAAAATTCTATTTTAGAAATAGGTTCTACATCTGTATTAAGAAGCTTCATAGACTCGTTATAAACAGCTTCTGTTAAGTCATTACGCGATTCTAATTCAATTTTAATAGCCGCTGATTTAGGAGCATTATTATATTTACCGTAATACTTATGTATTTCTTCGAATATTATACTTTCATGTTTCTCAGTAAAATAATCTTTTGTTAGAAAAGGTAATACTTTCTGACAAAACTCATCACTTTTAAGTAAATTGTAAAGTATACCTTTTCTTAGCTCTGGTGAGTCGACTGCCAACGTTTAAGATCCTCTGGTGTATTGATTTCTGCACATGGGCTATCATTATAAACAAGCCCTACAGGTATATTATTATAAATCCAACGTAATTGTTCTAAACTTTCTTCCAATTCTCCATCATAAACCGGAAGTTTTTTATAAGCAGCTAACGCCCACTTAGTGTAAGCATATATACCATAGTGGTGATCCCCATAACCAGAAATACCACGACCAAACCAAATTGCACGCGAGGATGATCTGATGACTTTAACACTATTAAGATTAGATCTATCATCATCGCTAATATCGCTCCACACAGTAACAACTGGAAAATTTTGAAGCCCATTTTTAAGATCCTCTATAACTGGAGGGACATCTATCATGTCACCTTGTACGTTAATAATTGCATCATAACTATCTAACAAAGGTTGATTAGCAGCTTCTGCAACTCTTTCTGTTCCGTTACTACATTCAGGAGAAGTTATAATTGCTTTATCTTTAGGAAACAAAGATGCTATACGTTTACTATCAGTAGCTATGAATACATCTTCTTGTGGGTGCCAGCAGCAACACCAATGATGAACACGTTGAATTAAACAATGTTCTTTTGTTACTTGTGCTATCATTTTTTCAGGATAACGAGTTGATTCAATTCTTGCTGGTATTACTATCGCTGTTTTCATTATTAACCGTCTCTGTTATAATATCTCTAATTATAGAACCTGATAATTTTTCAAACGAATTAATGTCTTCAGGTACATCACCTAAAAATTCTGTAGTAAATGTTAAAAGTCCATCATCATTTTCTAATTTCATATCAACAGGGCGCCAGATTGTATTTTTAAATTTACCATTCTTAATCTTAATCCATTCGCCTCCGTTAGGATCTTTAAAGGGCTCAAAGTTCTTAGGATTAGGCTTCATCTGGAAATAACTCCTTTTCTACATGAATAATTTCTTCCTCTGGTTCTTCAATAACAGCTCTAACTTCACTTATTGAAAAACGCTTTTTAATTGCAGCTGCAAAACCAGCTTTAAACATTGGAAGCCAAAACTCTGCTGTGTCTGTATCTTTACGACGTTTTTTGTCAGTAATAACTTCACCAGTAGATGGATCAATACCTTCAAACCACCCATTAGCAGGTTTCTGAATCCAGCCAATCTCAATACCTACATCTAAAAGACCTGACCATTTATTAATACCACCTTCCCAAGAGATAGATAAAGGAAGTCTAGTTTTTTCTCTAACAAAGCGAGACTTATCTACACCTATCATAAAGTTATAACCTGAGACTTCTTTACCATCTTTTTCTTGTTGGCGACCCATAAAGAAAATCTGATTAGCAGAGTAATAGATACCTGTACCGCCAGACATAATCTCTTTAGGAAACAAACCTATTTCTTGATAGGTATGGTTAATAACAATCATAGGAATATCACGAGTGGTTAGATAAGGAGTAACAATACGGAAAAGACCTTTAAGGGCTTTAGCACGAGACATATCTGCTACAGACTTTTCGTTGAGAGCATCTTCTAATTCTTTCTTAGATGCTAAGTTACCAACTGAGTCAATAACAATAGCAACTTTATCACCTCGTTCAATATTATCTAATTGACGAGTAATATCAAATTTAAGTTGCTCTACATGCTCAACTGGTGTATGAAGTACTCGCTCTGGGTCTACGTTCATAGATTTTAGATATTCTGGCGTGATACCAAACTCTGTGTCATAAAGTAGACATACAGCGTCGCTATGCTTTTTTAAATAAGCGCCTGCCATAAGCAGAGCGAGATTAGATTTAAAATGTTTAGATGGACCTGCAATAACCGTAAGACCAGAAGTCAAACCACCATCTACAGAACCTGATAAAGCAACGTTCAAAATAGGAACGTCTGTTGGACACATATCTTTTTTATTGAATAGTTGAGATTTAGATAAAACCTCAGATTGTTTTACAGTTGAAGTTTTCTTCAACTTACTTAATAGATCACTCATTTTTTCTCCTAGCTGTTTTACTTAACAGGTGCTACCTGATTACATTATATATTTAATCGTTAAATTTTTCTTCGACTGATTTAATATGCTTACATTTACGATAAGCAACACAAGAGCATTCAAAGCCCCAATTAGTCATTTCAACATGATATTGATCACCTTTAGATCCTGTAACAGGCCAAAGGACACCTACTAAGTGATGTCCGCGTGTATCAACAATTTCTGATTTATGAGCCATATCACACCTCCTACGTATATATTATAGGAGGAGTGAAAGGTTTTTTATAAGGTTTATCTTTAATATGTTGTTACCCCGGGTTTTTTATAAACGAATCCGGAACGTCTTTTTTAGAGTATTCACATTCACATTTAATACAAACATCGTTAATACAATCTTCGCAATCTGGTCTATGACAATGACATTTGTGATTACATTTTTTGCAAAGGTTCATAAATCGTCTCCTCAAAAGTAAAATCTTCTTCTTCTAACTGACCGTTAAAATCTGAGCATCTCTCTAAATATTCAATCCAACCTGTAGCAATATACTTATCTTTATCTACAATTTGACCTACATGTGTATGTGTCCAATCTGCTGGCCAAATTAATGTATGACCTATATTAGCTTCAAAGGTTACATCAGAATAAGGAAAAATTGTTCCTCCACTTTGTACACTATTAAGATATGTCATAAAAACTAAGACCCTATTTTCCGCTGAATTAGAAGGAGCTCTTTCACAATGAGGCTTAAAATAACCTTGGTTGGGTTTATACCATTGAATGTTAAAATTACTATTTAAACCTATTTTAGGACCTTCTTTTAATATAGGAAACGTATTAATATAATCTAGTAAAGCGGAATTTAAAAAATGTAAATAATTATTAACCTGAAAAAAATCTAAACTATCTTGATAACAAACACTAACATCAGTTGATCTTTTAATTTTATCTGTTCTATCAACAACGTTACCAAAGCGCTTGACTTGAAGGGATCTATAATCTTTTATTTCATGAAACCACCCCACTAAATCTTCACATACTTTATCAGGGAAGTCGTAAATTTTTATAAAATTATCTTTTTCTACATCCATTTTTTTTAAATTATAATTATTAGTATCAAGCATATCTATTTCTGTCATTTTAATTTAGGACCTTTATACCAAGCAGAGAGTGAAGTTCTTTTACCATTTGTAACATTAGTAACTTTGTGAGGAAAATACGACGGGAACATAAGAATAGAACCTTTAGATCTTATTTCTTTTACTAATCTCTTTCTACCAGGGGCTATATAAAAATCACCACCAGAAAAATTATTATTTTCGGAAATATTTAAAATTACAGTAATTTTAATATCTCTTAATGATCCTTCAGAACTTGAATCTATATGCCAATCATAATTATTGTTATCGTTTTCATAATTATTAATATTAACAGAAGAAGGTGCTTCGTCAATGTCTAAGCCAAAATATTCTCTATTATTATACATTACAAAATCATTAATATAAGAAATATAAGGGTCTTTATCTTTTAATAACGATACAAAGCTTTGAGCTTTTTTAAAACCGGCACCGCCTTCATCTTTTGAAAATATGTTATTTTCATAGTGTTTTAATATTTGATCGCATTCCTTATCAGAAAAAAAATTTTCTTTAAAATAATATTCATAATAAAACATACACTTACCTTATCTTTAGAGATACTTACCACGACGCGTCTTTTGACCATTTAATTCTTATAGCACCTGTTTGTCCACTGCTAGCGCTTCTGCCACCAGCGTCATTGGTGCTGTTTCGGCTTCCGGCGCCTCCTCCGCCGCCTCCATATTCAAAACCACTCCAAGGGCTTCCGGGCTGGCCTTGGTTTCCTTCAGTATTGTTGTTAACACTGTTTGTACCAGTTCCTCCGGAACCTGCAGTGCCAAGACCATCAAGACCTACACCTCCGCCTCTACCACTCAAGAAGAAAGAGCCTCCTCCTCCGCCGCCTCCGCCATAGGTGTTATTGCCGGAGCTACCGTTAGTCTGTAAATAATTTGCTGAACTCGCGGGTGCGCCTTCACCTCCGGAAGGGTAAGATAATTGATTACCCCAACCAGATGCGCCGCTTCCTCCTCCTCCTGTTATGGTAGCGTAAGAGTGTTGTACAGCACCATTAAAAGATGAAGAGTATTGTCCTCTACCTTGACTATGAGGCCCGCTATGGCCACCTAATGTACTACCGGTTCTAGTAACTCCACTTGAAAGATCATTGTAGTTAGTTGCATTAGCGTTAGAATTGTACCAATACCTACCTGTTGTATTATTAGCTGTCGCGTTATTAGTAAACGCCTGCAATCCACCACGAGCACTAGTAACGTCTTGATAACCGCTACTATGTGCAAATATAGAAGCACCTCCTTGGATGCCAGTATTACCGTATGACGAATTACCACCATCGTTGCCTGCTGCACCGCCTCGACCGGCCGTGAGAGTATAGACTGTACCAGGAGTTAAACCTCTAAATTGATTAGCGTAAAGAGAACCTCCACAGCCGCCAGGGCTACCAAAAGCATATAAACCAGATCTATACGCATAAGTGTTTTGTATGTTCGCTGCCGAACCCATTCCACCCGCGCCGCCGCCAACAGCAACCACTGCTAAATCACTAACCCCGGCTGGAACTGTCCAGTTAAAGGTTGTACCTCCGCCCCATCCAGAATTAGATGTTCTGACGGTGTAAGCCTGGTTGGGGTTTAAGCTATTTGTAGTTTCAGTATATGATTGGCTTTGTGCATGCACTATTAATTGTCCAACAGGATGAAAAACTGAAGTATCTGTAATAGTACATGTACTTGAAACGTTACCTATAGATCTTACAGTAGTGCCAGAAGAGTTTGCTAATCTTGTACATGTTATTGTAAGCGTTTCGTTTCCTTCTGTTAATTCGTCTTCAGAAAGAGTAATTGTAATTGAGCCAACACCGCTTGAATTTGTTGTCATATAGCCCGCTTCTGAACTAATAGAGCCTGCAGAATATGTAGCTCCTGAAACAGAACTAATATCCGAAGAACTAACACCGGTAATTTTATAATAAATTCGTTGAGATGAACCTAGATTTGTGGTAGAGAAGGTAAAAGTAACAGATTGACCTTCATTAATATTAGAAGAAGAACGGGCAATAGAAACTGTAGGTGTTTTTGAGGTGTCATTAATAGTTACTGATGAAGAAAATCCATTCTCATCTGCAAAATTTTGAAAATCTTCACCTATTGTAAATGTCATAGTCTCTGTACCTTCAGTGGTAAAATCGCTGGCTAAAGTAAAAACAGCAGACCCTATATCATTATTGTTAATAACAATGTTTCCCGTAAGGCTTCCGGAAGATAAATCAGCGCTACTAATACCGGTTACAGAATAAGGAATGGATTCTCCTTGAAGACCTGAAGAAGTTAATGAAAAAGTTACAGAATTACCTTCATTAATTGATGTGGAACTTCTTGAAAGAGTAAAACTTTTACTATTTCCCCCTGTTAGTACTGATCTTGCAAAAGCTAATGGCATTTATAATTCTCCTACCTTTTATATTATAAAATAAAAATGGAACAAGTTAACCTGTTCCATCTATTTATTAGTTTAGTTGATCATTTTCTTCTTCAGTGTATGGCCACATTAGTTAATCCTGTTAACCTGAGCTTGAAGTAGTTTTTCAACTTCCCAAATAGAGTCTGGAGAACAACCGGCTTTTTTAAAGAAATATTTCCATAAATTATTAACCATAAATGCGCTCCATAGTCTTTCTATTCAATTCAGCTAACAAACTATGATAAGTATGTTCTCTGTATTCAGGTAAAAGTTGACGAGCAATCTGCTCATTAGCTGCCATTGAGCGTGATAGCTCAACAGCTTTACCTACTGATCTCATGTGACCAATCATCCAAGATGCAAAAGCAGTAATGAATGAAGTTTTAAGAAGAGAATAACCTCTTAATGCTATTGTTGTCATTTAATTTCCCCTTATGACTATTGATTGTAATTGTCTGGGGACGCTTCTCTTCAGGAAGGACTACTTCGAGACCAATCGCAAGTATTCCATCCTTCATTTCAGCTCCTCGTACCTCAGTATATTCTGAGAGACGAAATGACTTTTTGAACTTCCGAGCAGAAATACCTTTGTGAAGATACTTCTCTTGTTCTCTACGCTGCTCACGTTGAGCAGTTACAGTCAAGATATGATCTTTCACTTCAATAGTAACATCTTTTTCGGTAAATCCAGCAACGGCTAATTCCACAATATATTGAAATTCGTTTTCACGAACAACATTATGTGGTGGATAAGTATCTTTAGCTTGGCTGTGGATTGATTCAAGTTGATCAAAAATACGATCAAACCCAATAAATGCCTGTCTAGGCAATGCATAAGTTCCTGTCATGTTAACCTCCGTTTTATGGACAGTTGATATAGACTCGATTACTCGACGTCTAATATATTTATAAGAGAAAAAGAGGATTTTTTCTGTTGCCAGGAAAAACCCTCTCAAAAAACCCCGCTAGTAGTACTTAACTCTACTAGGCGATTGCTGCAAGAGCCTGAGCAGAAGAAGAAACAGTTTCTTTCTTCACGCTAAGGATTGAAGCGAAAGTAGACTTGCGTTTTGCAGTTACTTTAAATGTACTTCGATCTACGAATACCTTTACCACGTCTGTCGATCCTATTTCGCCCCCATCATAATTACTTACCTAAATATTTCACTCTGCTTTTTTCTTTTTCAGCAAGCCACTTTTCAAACCAATTTTTAATTAATTTAAACATTTATAACTCTAAGTAATTATGGTGGAGGCGGTGGGTACTGCCCCCACGTCCAGCCCGTCTATTCTATACACGATCATCAATCTTGTACTATATATTTATAAATAGAATACATATTTTTTTAGGAGAAAGATATGCCGTTATCATTTGCAAGATCTATATTAGCTGGTGGTTTAGCTGAACCCACTTATGAATTGACTAGATCAGCAACGTCTATCAATGAGGGTCAGTCAGTAACTTTTACTCTTAACACTACTAATATACCTGATAGTACTAATATACCTTATTCTATATCAGGTGTTTCGTCAGCTGATATTAACGGAGCTTCTTTATCTGGTAATTTTAATATTAATAATAATACCGGATCATTAACGTTTTATGCTACAAACGATGCAACAACTGAAGGTTTCGAAACTTTAACATTAAATTTAACTAACGGTAGCGCATCAACTAGTTGTGGTATTAACGACACTTCAAGAAATCCTACATATAGTGTATCTAGATCTTCTAGTACTGTTAGTGAAGGTGATTCTTTAACTTTCTATCTTAATACCACAAACGTTTCGAATGGAACAAATGTACCATATACATTATCAGGTACAAACATTACCTCTGCTGATATTAATGGAGCTCCTTTGACAGGAAGTTTAACAGTTAATAACAATTCTGCTAGCTTAACAGTTACTATTTCGGAAGATTATAATACAGAAGGTACAGAAACAATATACATAACGGTTAATGGCGCGACTATTGGTTCAAGTATTCTTGATACTTCTAAAGCTGATCATTTTATTGTTCATGGCGTTAGAGTGGGTACAGATACACAAGGTATAGGTAGTTTCTACGGCTCATGGAATACTGATATTTTTCCTAACGGTAATAATTTACAATATGCATTAGACCCTCATATTCGTAATACAGCTCATTCACAGGCTTCAGCGGATAATTTGTTTGAAGCTTTAAGTTGGGCTAGAGGTAATTCTTTTTATAAAGCTAACCCACCGTTAGGGTATAGGTCTTTAGCTTTTTATATGGGTAATACAATGGTAGCTTCTTTCGATCATAACATTGATGAAAATGGCTACCAAATAGATCAGCATATACACTTAAATCAATCGCCTCCAGCAGGGTTAAGCACAACCTATTCGTACGAAACAGTACGTTATCGTCATCACACTAGCTACAACGTGCAAAACATTTTTGGATCATGGTCGTGGACTTATGATAGAATACAATTTTTTAGTGGAGCTGTAGGTTCTGGTTACAGAGGTATTTGGTACAACACAGACGGTACTCTCCCATAATAAATAGAATACATATTTTTTTAGGAGAAATTAATGCCATTTGCATTCGCAAGATCAGTATTAGCAGGTGGAACTCCTGAACCAGTTTACACTTTATCAGCATCACCAACTTCAGCTAATGAAGGTCAATCAGTAACAATAACACTAACAACCGAAAACGTAGATGTAGGAACTTCTATTCCTTATTCTATTACAGGTATTAATAGTGCTGATTTGTCTTCTGGAAGCATAAACGGGAATTTTATTATTGAAGCTGGAGGAGCAGATTCTTTGAATTTTACTTTTGCTAATGATGCTGCTTCAGAAGGAACAGAAACTATGGTATTAACGGCTGCTGAACAGACTGTTTCAGTTAATGTAGCAGACACTTCTAGAGCAATTACATACGAATGGTACACAACCCCTAGTGCTACCCCTGATGAAGGAGATGTACTTAACTTTGTAGCTAGAGTGTACAATTCAAGTGAAACTATGTGGTGGCACCAAAATCTCCCATTAACTGATGTTAACCCGTCCCAAGGTCAATTAACTAAAGCTGGTCCTTTTACTTCTGGAAGTGATTTTTATTACACTCATACTGGTTCAACAACAATTCAAGAGGATGTAACAACTGAAGGTAATGAGACAATGTATTTGTATTTGAGATCAGGAAGTCAGTATGGAACTATCCGAGATACATTTACTATGGTAATTCAAGATACTTCAGTTCCTCTTACTTCTGATAGAATAGGTTCAGGTGTAGGTAATGCTGCTGGTTCTACTGATATTGTAGGTGTGTCTTTGACAGCGGGTGCGTACACTGAATTAGCTAATGCTACGCATCAGTCTGGGTATGATTGGGGTGACTCTATTATTCCAGATATAAGCTATAACGGTATGTGGGCTTTAGTAATTGGCCAGCGATTGGGTAATGGTAATGGAGGAGTTGCTGTATTTAAAAGAGATCCTGCAGGAGCCGGCGCTAGCATGTCATGGGATTTTGTAGAAATAATTCAAAACGCTACGCAATCAACTGTGTATGATGCATCTATATCAGACGATGGTAAATGGGTCTTTATGACTAGATCTGATGCAACCGATGTTGTTGCAGTTTACTATTCTAGTTCTCCAGGTTCAACAAGCTATTCTTTATCTACAACATTAAGTGGATTAAGTCAGGGTGGAGGAAACGCCTCGTATTGCAGATGGGTTGATATTGATAAAGATGCTAATAGAATGTTTATGGGATTAGAGTTTAAATATCGATCAGGTACTACAAACGGCTATGGAGGAGTGCTATGTTGGAGAAGATCGGGTTCTTCGTGGTCTGTTGAAAAATTCTTCCAACACAGTGCAGCACAGTCTGTTAATTATCAGTGGGGTCACCACGTTCAACCTCCATCAATAGCTAAAAAAGACGGGGATGTTATCATATTCATGGACAAAAATGCAAACAATTATAGCACTACAGGGTTCGGTTCCGGATACGATGCTCCTCATGATGCTAGTGGTAATCATTATATACATGTTTATAGAAGATCAGGAAATTCTTGGTATGAATCTACCTATAATATGGGAAATGGAAATAACACAGACAATCATGTAACAGTTTCAGGAGATGGTGGGAATTTTATTACGTTCAATCCTAAAGGGTCAAACCCCCATCTGTTTACCTTTAATAAGTCAAACGGCACTATAACTTCAACTAATAGTAGTTTGCCAGTTGGGACTTCTGGAGGAAATCGCGATTCTATTGTATTAAATGAAGATGCTAGTGTTGCTTTAGTTCACTACGTTTCTGGTACATACCAGTATAGAAGTAATTTTTATGACAGAAGTGGAAGTACATTTGTTACAAGGACAGGGTGGACACATGCTATAGAACCTAACTACGGTTGGACTCAAGTAATTTCTAACAGTAGTTATGCTTCTCACCCTTCAGTAAAAATGACAGGATCGGGAAACACTGTTATTATTCAATCTGATTTTCCTACAGGTAACGAAAAGGGTGCAAAGATACTTAACGTATATTAAAAATAAATAATATATGAGAAAGCGAAAAAAAGCACCTCCTAAGGTGCATAGAGTATATTGTACATACTTCCCAGATGGTAGATACTATATTGGTTATTCTGGTAAAACAGATAAACAATTCGAAAAGTACTTTGGTTCATCTACAATTGTAAAAGAATATGAAGGTGAGTTGGTTAAAGAAACCATAAAAGCATATGATCAAAAATCATATGCTAAGATGGCAGAATTTCTTCTTCAGTGGCAGCAAAGAGAAGATCCTCTTTGCTTAAATGATATGATCAATATTAGGCTGAGGATGACTCATTTAACAAATTTCGAACCGTTAAATTGGTATCCAAAATGCCAACAGCAGCTTCAATTTTGTCTTGACGATCAGCAATAGTAGCTAACAAAGTATCAATTTCTTCTGCATGTTGTGGATGCTCACCAATACCAACGCTATTGTTCATATAGATACGAATTGTAGCTTGAGCTACAGCAATTTCACCTTCGTATTTTTTAATAAGAGCTTCTAACATTTCCATTACATGCTATTTCTTTTAGCCTGAATTTCTGCTCTACGAGCTTTACAAAGTTTAGCAATCTCACCTAAAGCTTTACGAGATGAGGCTGAAGCGCTTTTAATACCTTTACCATCAAAGCGTTCTGCTTCTGCAAGATATGTTTCCATTTGTTCTTGAATTTGTTCGTGTAAAGTTTTATCCGACATTATTTTTTCTCCAATAATTTAATTCTTTCCTCAAGCTCATCAATCTTTTTTGTAACATGAGGATATTTCTTTCTCCAAGCATCTGTAGGTTGTTCTAACCAAGTCCAACCATATTTTTCAACCAGAGAATCTAAGAACAGATCTAATTTAGCATAGCACCATAGACCTGCTCTAGTATCTTTAAAATAAGCAAGGAAAGCCGCTCCTGCAAGCGACCCTCCAATGCCTGTGTAAATCCATAAGGTGTCAGAAAAAAGTCTATCTAACATTTATGCTGCACTCTTTTCATAATTACCCCAGTTACCTTCCATTCCGTTTGCAGAATATTCAGTAACTCTTTTTTCAAAGAAGTTGTCGTGCGAAGCTCCGTTAAGAACCCAGTCAAGCCAAGGAATAGGATTATCCTTAACATTAAATTTAGGTTTCATTCCTAACTGAAGAAGGCGACGGTCAGCAATATGTCTAATGTATTGCTTAACTTCTTTTTCTGTAATGCCTTCAATAACATTACCTTTAAAAGCTAGCTTAATAAATTTATCTTCTAATGCTACTGCATCTTTAGACATTTGATAAATTTTTGATTTAAGCTCATCCGTAACAATACGTGGATGTTCGTCACAAAATGTTCTGAATACTTTTGCATTACCTTGAACATGAATAGACTCATCACGAATTGACCATTCGACAATAGTACCCATGCCTTTCATTTTACCAAAACGCTGAAAGTTTAACAACATAACGAATGATGCAAAAAGTGACATACCTTCATTAAAAACTGACTGTGCTAATGCAAGAGCAAGACCTGTATGAGTAGAAGTATTGTTATCTTGCATAAATTCAATCTTATCTGCCATTTCAGTATATTCTAAAAATTTATGAAAGTCTTCTTCTGGCAAACCAAGCGTGTCATTAAGCAAAGCATATGCTCGCTGATGCACACCTTCTCTATTAGCAAATGAAGCTAACATATTTCTAATTTCATTATTCTTAAATTTAGGAATCAAAAAGTCGTGATAATTAGCACCAACTTGTACATCTGATTGAGTAAACAATCTAAGCACGTGAGTGATAAATTCTTTCTCTTCTTCTGATAACTTAGTACGCCAATCCTGAACATCTTCTGATAATTCAGCTTCGTCTTCTACCCAATGAATCTCTTCATGTTTTTTAACCATGTCTACAGCCCATGGATATAAAAATGGTTTATATGCTTTTGATTCTTCTAATAATGACATTAATCTTCCTTTTTCTTTGTTGAGGTTTTCTTCGCAGGTTTATCATCAACAACAATTTCTTCTTCTAATTTTTGGATTCTTTGATCCATTCTCCAAATAATAGAAGCTAGTTTTGAAAAAGAATTTTTGTCTGGGCTACCACGAAGAGTAACACGGTCAAGTTCTTGTTTCAGTTCATCTGTATATGTAGACATATATTTCTCCTTATCCTTCACACGCTCTACACTCATCACCTTCTTCGAAGGTAATACCGTTTTGTAACATAGCCATAAGTTCTTCATAGCCACCCACATATTGTCCATTATAGTAAATTTGTGGAACAGTTTTTACATCTCTGCCAGTTACTTCAGCAGCTGTTTTACCAATCTCTTTGAGATTAATAAATTCGAATTCAATGCCACGCATTAAAAACTCTTCTTTAGCCATTTCACAGAACGGGCAGTCATCCTTTCCGTAAATGACCGTCCCTTTATAGTCCTCAAGGGCAATACGTTCGACCTTGTCTGAGACAGTTTCAGCTCGACTCTTTGCTTCTGTCCGTAGGTAGTATAGACCTTTGAGGCCTTTTTCCCAGGCGCTAAGATGTACTTGATTAACATAGGATCTGTCGCTGCCTGCAGGGAAGAAAAGATTAACAGACTGACCTTGGCAGATATATTTTTGTCGTTCCGCCGCGTGACGTACAACCCACATTTGATCGAGTTCTTGAGCAGTCTTAAATACAGCCTTTTCCTTATCTGATAAGAAATCGAGGTGTTGCACAGAGCCTTTGTTTGTAATGATTGATGACCAAGTCTTATCATTATCCTTTTCATGTTTTTGTAATACCTTTTTCAAATAAGTGTTTTGGACTAAAAACGAACCAGCCCTGGTTCTGTGAGTGAACGCGTTTGCTTTTAACGGTTCAATAGAAGGGCTAGTAGAAAGAATGATACCACTAGATGCGTTGGGAGCGATTGCAAGTAAGTGTGCGTGTCTACGACCAGTTCCAATACCATCTGGATACTCTCCTCTAATTATTGCTAATCTTTTAGATTCTTTAATTGCTTTTGATTGAATATCTTCAAAAATCATAACATTTTTAACTGCTGCGCCTTCTG